TGGTTAATCATGACTACGCCTACCGCACTTCAGACTAGCGGCGTTGTTCTTCCTCGTTCCGTTGCCACCGTCATTACTGGCAAGGCGAAGGACACGTCTACCATTGCAGCGCTGTCACCGTCGAAGCCTGAACTCTTCAACGATGAGACTTACCTTGTCTTCACCGGTAATTCTGAAGCCGAAGTGGTTGCCGAGGGTGCTGCGAAGGATTACTACGAGCAGACCACCACTCCCATCGTCGCTAAGCGCGTGACGGTTCAGACCACGACCCGCGTATCCAAACAGCTCAAGTGGGCTGACGAGGATAGCCAGCTCGAAATCATCGACGCAATCCAGGAAGACCAGGCATACGCAATCGGTCGTGCGCTCGATTACATCGTCTATCACGCCATCAACCCGAAGTCTGGCGCTGCGCTTGACGGTTTCACTCCGCTTACCGCCATGACTGGCGTTAACGACGTGTATCTCGGCGCTGAAATCGCTTCTGCGACCAACGCACAGCTCATTGCGTCGTTTGATAACATGGCAGGCGGCGTTAACGAGACTTACGACATTAACGGCTTTGCGATGGCTAAGGCTTATGCGAACGCTCTCCGCAAGATTCGCACTTCCGACAGCCTTCAGCGTCTGTATCCGAACATCCCGCTCAATCTCAAGGTTGGCGAGTTCGAAGGCGTTCCCGCTGCCTGCTCGTCCACGGTCAACGGCGGCCTTGCGCTGACTCCTACCAATGTTCTCGCTGTTATGGGCGATTTCTCGCTCATCAAGTGGGGCATGGTGCGTGACATGATGGCTGAGGTCATCGAGTACGGCGATCCCGACGGTCAGGGCGATTTGAAGCGCTACAACCAGATTGCATACCGCACCGAAGCCGTTCTTGGCTACGCGGTCGTTAACCCGTCTGCGTTCTCGGTTCTCTATAGCGGCGAAGAGCCTGAGTATTCGTAAGGGCGGTACACCATGGAAAAGCGAGTCAAAGCGCGTGTAACCGTCGCATTCACCGACAAAAACAACCTGATGAACGCTTATAGCGTGGGCGATACGTTCGAAGGCATCGAAGAGCGCGTGAGCGAACTTGCTAACGGCGGCTATGTTGAGAAGATCGACGAGCCGAAGACGGCACCGGATATGCGCAAGGCACCGCAAAAGGAGGGATAATCATGCTCACGTTCGCTACTGTCGAAGACTTGGAAAGCGGATGGCGCGAGCTGACCAACGAAGAGCAGGAAATAGCTCAGACACTTCTTGAGCGTGCGTCGGCTAAGATTCTACAGGCCATGCGCAGGCATCGCGTAGAAATCGACGTTAGCGACGAAGTTCAGACGATTAACCTCACGGCGGTAACTTGCAACATGGTCAAGCGCGTGTTTAACGCACCAGGGAACGGCGTACAGTCTATATCGCAGGGCATCGGCGCAACTAGTGCGTCCATGACGCTGCTCAACGCCGATGAGTCGCTTTACATGTCGAAGTCCGATAGGGAATCGCTAGGGCTTGTTGGCGGCATGAGCCGTTATCGCAGCATTCAAGCGAGCACCTATGCCGACGAAGCGCCTATGCTCTGCCCTGGCGTACCGTTCAGCCTTGCTACGATGCAGGCGGTGGACAATGGCTAGCGTCGCTGACATGCCGCTCATCATCGACTACTGCTTTTGCAACCAGACGGTGACGCTGTACAGCTATGCAAACGGCGCTGTGACGCGAACTGTCCACTCAAATGCGTATCACGAACGCACAGAGAAGCAGGTTGTCGATGAGCGCGGGTCACGTGTCGAGAACGAGCATCTAATCGTCATTCCCGGCAATGTGTCGGTGAACGTCGGAGATCGCGTCTATCTAGGCACGGGCGATGCCGTTGGCAATGACGTTGCTGCATTCTGGCGCGGTTTCATCCCGTCGAAAGATGCAAACGTCGTGATCGTGCGCAGCGTTTCGTATCGTCACTGGCAAGGGCAAGTTGCTCACGTCGAGATACGGGGGTAGCCATGCCTAAGTACAAGATGCGCGTGAAAATCGACAACTACGGCGTTATCAAGCGCAATCTGGGCGTAAACGAGCAAGGCCGCGTGCAGCGCTTCGTAACTGATGAGGTGCTCACGCGGCTTTTGCCGTACATCCCGAAGCGTTCCGGCACGTTGCGCTCTATGGCTAATAAAGTCTCGCCTACGCAAATTAAAGTCACCAGCCCATATGCGCGGGTGCAGTTTTTCGGCGTGACCAAGCACGGCGCACCGTTCAACTACAACCTTGCAACGGGCGGCGCTAAAGCTGGCTCTCATTGGGATAGGCGGTTACTGCAAGACGAGGGCAAGGCGATTATCGCCAAAACGAACAAATTCATCAGGAGTAAGTAGCTATGGCAGACGATACGCAACAGACAGCACTTGAGAAGATGCGTGCGTTTTTGGCTACGTATCCTAACTACAGCGTGCTTTCACAGCTGACAATCGACTACACCGACAAAGTTCCCGATTGCGCTGGCCTGTTTCCAAGCGGACTTGTGGAAATCTCTCGGCGCAGGGACGTGCTCGGCGGGTGTGAAGTGGATAACCAGTATAACTTCGCGCTGTATACCAACTTCGAGAAATCACCAGGCGAGGACGAAGGTGCAACGGCTAATGCCGAGTGGACGAACGACTTCCAGCTGTGGATTCAGCAACAGTCGATTGCCGGCACAGCTCCGACGTTCGGCGATATCCCGCGCAACGAGTCCATGACCGCTGAGAACGGCGAGATTTACGCGGCGTTCGATGAGGGAACCGCGTTGTACGTCATCAGGATTTCAGCAAATTTCACGCTGTGCTTTTAACATCACAAACCACAACTGAATAAGGAGTGACTAGCAAATGACTGCTACCACCATGAACACCACGGCTGGTCAGACCATTGCACGTGAAGCGCTCATTTTGTATCTGAATACAAGTACGACTTCCACGCCTACCTGGTCTGCCATCGGCAAGCGCGTCGAGGATGCAAGCCTTGATTACGACTGGAACGATTCGAACGTCCAGGACATTCTAGGCAACGTCTACGCCATGATGCGCAAACCCGTCATCACCGAAAGCTTCGACCCGTACTACCTGGATTCTGGCGATGCCGCCATCGCTAAGATTTGGGACTTGGCAGTTGTCCAGCAAGACGCGCAGGCGTTGTGCAACCTGGACTTACTGCTCGTCCACTTCTACGGCGGCTCTGCTGCCACTCCGTTTGCTGAGCGCTACCCGTCTTCGATGGTCAAGATTACAGGTCTCGGCGGCGAGGGCGGCGGCAACCTTGAGATGCCCATCGAAGCTACTTTCGGCGGCGAGCGCGTCATCGGAACGGCTTCGAGGACTTCGGCAGGTGTTGTCACGTTCACCGAAGCAGCTTAACAACACACAGATAAGGGGCATATTCCACGATGGCTACTAAAGAACTCAATTTCGACACTGGCCTAGTCGATTACACGATCAACGGCTGCGCACACGTCCGCTTCAATCCCGCTGATATCTCGTTCACGGAGCGCTTCTACGACACATTCATGCAACTCGATGGACAGCAAGACGAATTTCAGAAGCGCATAGACGAAATCGGCGATGACAAAGCGGAATTTTTCGCATATGCGCGTGAGCGCGATTACGAGATGCGCAAGCTGATTGACTCGCTTTTCCACGATGGCCTGTCTGATGAGATTTTCGGCGAAATGTCCACGTATGCCGTCGCTGACGGTATGCCCCTTTGGGTGAACTTCCTTTTCGCGCTGGCGCAGGAAATCCGCGATGCTTACGACGAGGAAAAGCGCAAGCAAGACCCGCGTCTCAAGAAGTTCGACAGCCAGCACGAAGAGCTTCTTGCCAAGTATCGCAAGGCCACGACCAAACGATGAGCAGCTACGATTTGCCGATGAGCGCTAGCATCGGTGGGCGAACGTACAGCATCAGGTCTGACTACCGTGCTGTCCTGGATATCATCGAGGTATTTAACGACGCTTCGATTTCCAACGAGGACAGAACGCTTATCGTGCTGACCATCTTCTACGAGGATTTCGAGACGATGCCGTTTAGCGATTTCAACGAAGCGCTCGAATACTTGCGCTGGTTCATCAACGGCGGCAAGGAAGTCAAAGACGAGGGCAAGAAGCCAATCCTGATGAACTGGAAGCAGGATTTCCAGCTCATCGTTTCGCCCATAAACAAGGCGCTCGGCTACGAAGTCCGCGCGGCTGAGTTCGTACATTGGTGGACGTTCCTGGCGGCGTACATGGAAATCGGCGATTGCATGTTCGCGCAGGTCGTGAGCATCCGCAAGAAACGCAAGTCCGGCAAGAAACTCGATAAGCAGGACAAGCAGTTTTATCGCGACAACTTCGACCTGGTTGAGTTGAAGGTCGAGGAAACCGAAGAAGAGAAGGCCATTTTCGAAGAGTGGCTAACGTAGGAGTGGACAATCGTGGCTACAGACGGTTCTATCACGTTCTCTACGAAGCTTGATAACTCGGAGCTGGAAAAAGACATTGCCAACACCGAGAAGAAAATCAAGGAGCTGGAAAAGGCGCTTGAACAGAGCGAGAGCGACCGCAACGTAATAGTTGAGAAGCTTGAAGCTGCCGACAAAGCAATCAAGGAAACCGAACGCAACATCGAGCAGTTGAAAGCTACGGCGGCTAGCGCAGAGGAAATCGACGCGCAGAAGGCCATTCTGAACGAGCAGCTTGACGCTGCCGTTGAGATTGCTGAGCAGTATTACAAAGCTGATGCTAACGTGGCGTTGCTCACTAAGGAGCTGGATGCGGCTCGTGGCAAGCAAAAGCAACTCGGAGCTGAATATGCAAGTTCGTACACGAAAGCTGCAAGCAACTTCAATACTGGCATGACTTCCATGAATGCACGGTTCGATGCGTTCATGGGCAAGATTACCAAGCGCATCAAGAAGCTGTTCGTCTTCTCGTTCATTTTCGGAGCGTTGGCAAGCCTGAAGAGCTACCTGATGAGCGCTGTGCAGGAAAACGAGCGCTTCCAGGCCGCTACAGCCAACTTGAAGGCCGTTCTAGCTGGTCTGGCAACGCCGATACTGAATGTCGTGATTCCCGCTCTTACGGCGGTCGTGAACGTCATATCGGTCATGCTGACAACATTGGCGCGGCTGGTGGACATGGTTTTCAAGACCGATTTCGTCCAGCAAATCCAGGCGGCGCAGAATGCGGCGATGACCAGCCAGCAGGCAGCTGATGCGACCGATGACGAGACGAAAGCCACCAAGAAGCTAACTAAAGCAAAGAAGGAAGCCGTGCGCTGGTTGGCTGCGTTCGATGAGCTGAACGTCATGCAGAAGCAGAACGACAACGAATCGGACGCTCCGCTCGATCCGGTTGGCAACGCTGGCGCCGGTGGCGTTGGCGGCGGTGTCGGCGCTTTCGATATCGGCAAGATTGACGAGTCGCTTGCTGAGATCATGCTGATTCTCGGCGCGGCGCTCATGGCTGTCGGCGCGATTCTCGCGTTCAGCGGTATCAACATCCCGCTTGGCATCACGCTCATGGCTATCGGCGCTTTGATGGTGTATACGGCGGCAGTCGAACAATGGGACAAGCTGCCGCAGGAATTGAGAGACACCATCAACATGGCGCTCATCATCACGGGGATTGTGCTAATCGTGCTCGGCGCGGTTCTAGCGTTCTCTGGAATCGCGACACCGCTCGGCATCGGTATGATTGCCGCTGGCGCGTTGATGCTGTGGACAGCCGTCGCTCTTAACTGGGATAGCATGTCAGCTGAAATGCAAGGCACGGTCAGTGCGCTTATGGTGATTCTCGGCGCGGCGTTGCTTGTAATCGGCGCGATATTGACCTTCTCAGGCGCTGGCACACCGTTGGGAATCGGTCTGATGCTGCTCGGCGCTGCATCACTGGCAGCTGTTGCCGCTATCAACTGGAAAACAATGCCAGACGAGATAAGGCGCACCGTTACCGAGATAATGGTCATTCTTGGCGCTGCGCTGCTCGTAATAGGCGCGATACTTGCGCTCTCAGGTGTCGGCGTTACACTCGGCGTTGGCCTGATGCTCGTCGGTGCTGCTTCGCTTGCCGCTGCCGCAGCTCTCAATTGGGAGACAATGCCGCAACAGGTGCGCGATACGGTGTCCACGATCATGGCTATCATCGGCGGTGCGCTCATCGTCATAGGCATCATCTTGTGCGTGACTGGCGTGGGCATCCCGCTCGGCGTTGCGCTCATCCTCGCTGGCGCTGCAAGTCTCGTCGCTGCCGCTGCAATCAACTGGAATTTCCTGCAAGACAAGATTAAGGATATTTGGAACGGTATCGTTCAGTGGTTCAACACCACCGTTGCGCCAATCTTCACCGCCGAATGGTGGGAGAATAAGTTCAAGTCCATCGTTAACGGGCTTATCAGCATGTTGAACAGCGGATTAAACGCTTTCGGCGGCTTCTTGAACGACCTCGGCGGCGGCATATCTGACATTCTCAACTTCTTCGGCGTTACCGGGTACTCGTTCAGCATCGGAATGCCGCAGATACCGTATCTGGCGCAAGGCGCTGTAATCCCGCCAAACCGCGAGTTCATGGCGGTTCTCGGTGACCAGAAATATGGCACGAACATCGAAACGCCTGAAGCGCTTATGCGGCAGATTGTGCGCGAGGAATCGGGGAGCGGTGGACAAGTTATCGCGTTGCTCACGCAGATGGTCGATTTGATGCAGCGCGGCTCTGCCATCTACGTTGACGGGCAAGTGCTCGGACAGACGGCGTACCGTGAGATTTCCAACATGCAGAGAATGAGCGGTTACTAATGACACAGCCAATTTTCAAAATCAACAACGTTGACTATACGAAATACGTGAGCAAGCTGACCATCAGCTCCAATGATATCGACTCTTCCGATTCTGGGCGCTCGAAAGCTGGCACCATGCGACGTAGGCGCATTACGACGAAGATGAAGCTGCAAATCGAGTTAAGGCCAGTGAATCATACGGATATCGTCACGCTGTCAACTGCCCTCAGTCCTCAGACCATCAGCGTCACGTACATCGACCCAAGATACGCGAGTGCGAGAACGTCCACGTTCTACGGTTCGACAATCTCTTTCGGAGAGCAGACATACGGCGGCGAAGACGTTCAATGGAATACTTCGACGTTCAACTTGATTGAGGTCTAGTATGATTACGGCACCGACAAATTGGAATACGCTATGGAGTCAGCCCAATTCGACGCTTGAACTCTGCGTTCAAGTCGGAAGCGACTATTACTATGACAGTTCGATAGAGAGTTCTTCTTGCCGTATTTCCCATGATTTGTATACGTCGTACAGCATCGGCAACGCCTGCTCTGCGAAGTTTACGGTTACGCTTTACGACATCAGTGCAATTCCTAGCGGAATGGTAAAAGTAATTCTGTGGTACAGGCTATCATCAGAGGACGGTGCAACCAAGTCTGGATGGGCGCATCGAGGGACATACTATTTAGATGACGTTGAATACGATGCTGAGAACAATTCGGCAAAGCTGACATGTTTTGACGCGATGGCGTTGATGGACGTTTATCTGTTCCAGGACGGTGTAGCTCCAAGTAGCGAGCTGTGGCCTAAAAACTCTATCACGATAGTTCAACGAATACGTGATCGTACAGGAGTTCAGTTCGACGCTGCGAGCGTGCTTTTATGCGATGGGATATCGTGTCCAAACGTTGACTACATAACGTGCAGGGAAGCGCTGCAATCAATAGCTGCGTGCGCTGGCGGCAATTGGACTATCAACAATGTTGAAAAATTAAAATTCATCCCATTAAAGGGGCTGTCTGGAACGTCCACTGTGTCCAGCATGTCGGTATCGACTATCAAGCAGACGAGCGCAACACTTGAAGTCGGTGGACTTGTCCTGAAGAACGGTAGCACGTCGTATCAGCGTGGCTCTGGAACTCTGGTCATCGAAGCGGAATCGCTGTACGCAACGGACGCTTACACAAACAGCGCATTCAACAGCATCGTAAATCTGCAATACGCAGGATTCACGGCATCTGGATGCTACATCAATCCGCTTGTCGAAGTGGGTGATTTGCTGTCCGTAGATGACAGCACGGCTAAAGTCTTCGCTGATAGCCTGTCTCTGTTCTTCGATAACGGCATGTGG